TGCAACAATTCATCCAATAACTGGTATTGTTACATCAGTATCCTTCAATACCTCAGATTCTTGGGCAACAGGAACAGGAGCAACAATTGGTGCTGGATATACAGTAGCACCTACAATTTCTTTCTCTGGAAATCCATCACCAGTACAAGCAACTGCTAGTGTTACTGTGTCTATTGCAGGCACTATAAGCGCCATTAGTATTGGTAATAGTGGATTTGGTTATAATTCTGTTCCAACTGTTACTATTGGTGCTCCTGGAGGAGCCAATGAGGCGTTTAGAGCACTTGGTATTGCAACAATTCGATTTAATTCTATTCAAACTCAAGGAACTATCGGTATAGGATCTACAACTATTACCGGTATTACTACGACAAATATTCTTGTCGGTGATAGAGTAAGACTTGGTGTTGGATATAGTGATCTATACAACTTTATATCAACGGATACATTTGTCACGTCTATTGGATCAAGCATTGTTTCTATAAATCAAGCTCCAACGAACGTAGGAATTGCAACATCAGTATTTGAGTTTGGTATTGATAAGTGTGGTATTGTTACAGGTATTGCAGTTACATTTGGTGGTGGTGGATACTTATCACCACCAGTAGTTTCTATATCTAACACTGTAGGTGATAAGAACTACGTAGATCAAGTTGTTGGCGTAGCGAGTGCTACAGGACTCTCTGTTATTAGCGCAGCAGGAACAATTACTAGTATTGATGTGACTGATAGTGGAAACAAATACATACTTCCTCCAGATATTACTATCTCTGAACCATCCTCAACTTCTAGTGGACAATTTGTATTTAATGAAATTATTACCGGGTCTACAACTGGAGTAACTGCAAGGGTAAGATCGTGGGACTCTATAACCAATTTGCTTGAGATTGCCACAGTTTCTGGTTCATTCTCTTTAGGAGAAACTCTTGTAGGGTCAACCTCTGGTGCTACACGAACTCTTAGAAGTGTTGATAAGACTATTAATAATGATCCTTATGCTGATAATTTTAATATTGAGGAAGAAGCAGATAAAATATTAGATTTTACAGAGCAGAACCCATTTGGAACGCCCTAAATAGTTTTATTGATAACGAGCAATAAACCAAAGGTTTAATTATGTTTGAATACTTTTACAACGAAATTTTGAGAAAAACCATTATTGGTTTTGGAACTCTGTTTAATTCTATGGAAGTTAGGCAGGAAGACTCCGTTGTAAGAGTTCCTTTAGCATATGGACCGACTCAAAAATTCTTAGCAAGAATTGAGCAATCTCCAGATCTCAACAAACCAATGGCAATTACATTGCCAAGGATGTCTTTTGAATTTACTGGATTAACTTATGACCCAAGTAGGAAAGTAACTACAACTCAGACATTTATAGCAAAAGACAAAGATGATGGAACTGAGACCCGTAAGTCATATATGCCAGTTCCATATAATATGCAATTTGAACTAAGCATCTTTACTAAGTTAAATGATGATGCTCTTCAACTTGTAGAACAAATTTTACCATATTTTCAACCAGCATATAATCTTTCTATTGAACTAGTTGATCAAATAAGAGAAAAAAGAGATATACCCATTGTACTAGAAAGTGTTACAATGCAAGATGATTATGAAGGTGATTTTACTACAAGAAGAGCTTTATATTATACTTTAAGATTTACTGCAAAGACATATCTATTTGGACCTACTTCTACAGCTTCCAAAGATATTATCAAGAGAGCAACTGTCAGTTACCTTTCAGGTTCGGATACAACAAATTCAAGAAGGGAACTTACTTATTCTGCAACTGCAAGAGCACTTAAGTCCTATACTGATAATGTTGTTACTACATTAGCACAAGATATTACGGCAACGACAAAAACATTTGAAGTTGCTGATGCTGCTGGAATCAAAACCGACAAATATATCTTTATTGGAGATGAAGAATTATTTGTAAGATCTAAAACTGGTAATAAAATTACCGTTGATAGGGGAAGAGATAATACAAAAGCAGAAAAACATGTATCTGGAGCAGATGTTAAGGGTATTGATTATACGACAACAACCCTACCAAGTATTGGAACTATTGGTGCAGATAGTGCTCTAATTGAAGAAGGTGATGATTTTGGATTTGATGGTGGATTTGTATGAAGTCCGCTAGTAAATTTGAAGATTTAAACGATACGTTTAATGTAGTTGATGATGTTGTTGAAACGGAAGTTGTTAAGCAATCACCAAAAGAAGTAGTAAAACCAACTATTGATGATGTTAAAAAAGATTATGACTATACTAGAGGAAATCTTTATAGTATAATTGAAAAAGGTCAAGAAGCAATTAATGGCATTCTTGAGTTAGCACAAGAAAGTGAGATGCCTAGAGCATATGAAGTTGCCGGTCAGTTAATTAAAAATGTTGCAGATGCAACTGATAAATTAATGGATCTCCAGAAAAAATTAAAAGATGTTGAAGAAGAGAAAACGTCCAAAGGACCATCAACAGTCAACAATGCTCTTTTTGTTGGATCTACCGCAGAGTTAGCAAAAATGCTAAAGAGCGGATTACAAGAAGAGAATAAATAATAAAAAAGGAGATATATAGAAGTGGCATTAAAGAAGCCTTCAGATTTTTTTGGTAATAATAAAAAAACTCCTTTAGATGAAGTTAAAGAGGAATATATTGCTGCGTCTCCCGAAAAAATAGAACAGGTTTCAGAAGCGTTTGATATTTTTAAGGATAATTTAAATCATATTAAATCATTATCTGATTTTACAAATACATTCGACAGTTTTAAAGAAAACTTAGAAAAAGTTGAAACTGTTTCTGAGGAAATTTTTGTAATAAAAGAGGATTTAAAAGAATTAATTAAAAAGGAAGATCTTGATAGCGCCATGATGGCGCAACTTCTTTTTGTACAAGAATCTATATCTAAGATTGAATCTAAAATATCTTCTATTAATGGAGAAACTGTAGATAAAATTAAAGAAGATTTTTCAAATCTTTCAAACTCAGTAGAATCTTTTATTGATATTGATGTACCAAAATATAAAAAATTAGTATCTGAATCAGAAGTTAGAGTAGACGATAGATTCGTAAAATTTAAAGAAGAGATTAAAGAAAATTTTGATTCAATCAAGTCTGATACTAGTAAGGAAGTCGCTAGTGCTTTAGAGACTGTTGGAAGTCTCAATGAAAATATTATCTCTGATATTAAAAGTGACTTTACAAAAACAACTAAAGATGTTAAAAGCACTGTATCAGACTTAGTAGAAAAAGAACTTCCAAAATATAAAAAGTTCTTCGCTGAAACTGAATTAAGAACTGAAGAAAAAATTAAAACTTCGATTGATTCGTATCAAGAAACAATTGAGAACTTGAATGCAACAGTAAAGGAATTTACTGAAAATGAAATACCTAAGTATAACAATCTTCTCATTGAGAATAAAATTAAATCTGAGAAAGAAGTAAAAGAATTAGAAGAACAAGTTCTTTCTAAAGTTAATATACTCACTGAAAAAATTGAGTCCATTTCTGAAGGTATCTACGAAAAAACTGAAGAAAAGATTGGAGAACTTCAGTCCGTTATAGAGGAATATAAAGGAGAGATTAATTCAATATCAAAAACTTATGATAATCTATACAAAGATTTTAGAAAAAGGGAGATTAGCGAAAATGAAAAATTAGAACATTATTCTAGCGAGATTGAGAGATACCATAAAAGATTTGATTTCTTAGAAGAAGCTGTAACTGAAGATCTTAGAGAAATTCAAGGTAATTTAGTTACATCAAACGAAAATTATCACGCAAGTCTTAGAACTGAAGTACGTAAGTTTAGAGACAAAATTTCTGACCAGATGAAAGGTCTTGATGTAGATCTTGTTGTCAATGAAAAGCATGTTAATAAACAGAATGAAACTATTGAGAATATTCGAGAAGAAATAAAGGACGTTTTTGATAAACTTCAGTTAGATGAATTAGAGAAAAAAAATAAAGAATTAGTTGATAAAATAAACCTTATTGAAGAAAAGATAACAGACTTCAATGAGAAAAAACTTTTAAAAGAGGACAATCCAACCCTACCAGGAGATCCGTCTACAAATAATTCGGGAGATCCATTAACTCCCCTAAATCAAAAGTTCGCGACACTTGATGATCTTCAAAATCATTACAGAACATTCATTAATAGAATTCAACAACAAATTGCTACCATTGGTGGCGGTGGTGCTGGGTTCATTAAAGATTTAGATGATGTAACATTTGATCAGACTACAGGTCAAGGACAGTTATTAATCTATAATGGTGCTAAATGGGTAGGCATTGCCAGCACAGCAGTTGGTGGCGGCGCTGCATCTGAATTAGCAGAAGATGCAACAGGAACTAATTTAACATTAAGTGGTAATTTAAACGTTTCTGGTGATATTGTATATGATGAAGCAATTGCTAGAAATTGGAATGTTAGTGGAATAGCAACTGCTACTAAGCTGCATGTTGGTGTCGATACTGGTTTTTATAATGAAGACCTAGTTGTAAATGGTGATGCAAGAGTTACTGGAATTTTAACAACTGGTACTGTCAGTGCTTCGACTATTAAAGCATCTACTGCGTTCTATCCACCAATTTATACAACAACACAAAGAGATGCTGGTTCATTTGATGAAGGTGCGATAATTTTTAATACCACATCCAAGAAAATGGAGTTCTATGATGGAACTAATTGGCAGTCACTGCCTGGAATGACACTTGGTCTTACTGTGGCACTTGATGGTTGATAAATAATAACGAGTAATTACTCTTTTGAATGGCTAAGAACGGTAAATGTAAGGCAGGACATTATTACTGCTATACTGACAAAAAATGTAAACCTATTCCTAAAGGGTTTAAGATGGTCGGTCGTGCCGGATATCTTCGTAAGGAGAATGGTCATTCTGTAGACGATGATGAGAATAAGAATGGAAATGGAAATGGTTCCAATGGTAATGGTTCCAATGGAAATGGAAATGGTGGGGGAGTAAGTGAATCGAAAAGTGGTGATTCTTCTCTGCGTGACTGGTTTGGCAAGAGTAAGTCTAGTGATGGCAAGCCTGGTTGGGTTCAACTGGGTGGGAAATACGCTGGAAAACCTTGCGCCAAGCAA